ACTAAAACTCCACTACATACTACTGATTGGTATATAAAGTGGGTTGCAAGTGTTACACTGTTATTTGGTATGATACTTACAGCAAATAATATTTACCCATTAAATATATTTGTACATATGATAGGATTAATCGGTTGGTTGGTTGTATCATTAATGTGGAATGATAGAGCATTGATTGTAATAAATGCAGTTGGTGTTGCAATTATGGCTAATGGATTAGTTGGTTATTTTGTAGAGAGTGGAATATGGCAGTAAGAAAAAGAAAAATGACACCAGAACAACGAGAAGCAGCTGCAGAACGATTGCGTCTTGCAAGAGAAAAGAAAGGGCCTGCACAATATAAAAATGTTGCAAAGTCTGTTATTGATTTACCAGATGACCATTACTTATCTTATAAGAGTGTGAAGAAATGGATAAAGACACAACAAGAGATTGCAAGAGTAGAACGCAGAAATATGGTGAAGAATATTAAAGGTGCAGCTGCAAAGTATTATGCAGCTCAAGGTTATATTAGACAAATGCAACATTACATACAACATGGAGATTGGCCTAATAATTTCTATGGTGAGTATGAAGAAAAGAGGATTATATGGAAGACGATAGCTCCAACAGAGGAGTGGTAATTAAAGGCCCTTGGAAGGGTAGTAAAGTTGAAGATAAACAACTGCAAGGTGAAGAACTTGATATAAGAGAAGACTTTAAAATGATTGCAGAAATGCATAAACTTCTATTACACCAATTAATTTTTACTTTGAAAGAAACTGGATATGATATTGAAACTGATGAGTTTATAAAAGAAAGTGGATTTATGGGTGAAGTAATTAGAGGAATATTGATGCGTGATATGGGCTATGATAATCCTATGACTAAATTTATAGACGCAATTGTGGGTCTTGATATAAGAGATAATGATAGATATGCAAACTTTGACAGTAATAAATTACTCAAATTATTGGATAAAAAAGATGACAAAGAATAATATAATAACATTTCCTAAAACTAATATAAGAGAAGTAAAAATAAAAGATATTGCTAAAGAATTAGAAACACAGATGATAAAAATAAAAGAACAAAGAGAATTGATAGATAACCAAAGAGAAGAAATTATGAAGAGTATTTTAGATGATGAATAATAATGTAAAATGGTGGGAGAAATTTAGTCCTACAATTATGGAAGCTGAAGTACCACAGAAGTTTATTGATATTATAAACAACACTGGTGATGAAGTTTTAAAAGATGATGGTCTATCAAAGAAGTTTGACTTCTCTGATAGTTTAGTTGGTAAGGTTCACAAAGAAGTTTCCATACCTGTTCCAGACAATGATAAAGGATATTGTTTATCAATATTAAGACAGGCCTGTGTGCGATATCTAAGAGCAATGATTGCATCAGGTCGTGCATACCAGTGGGTAAAAAATGGTGGTAATCAAAGTCCATCTGAAGAAAATATTATGTTATCACAGAGTTGGATAGTATCACAATATAAACACGAATACAATCCAATACACACACATAGTGGACACTTCTCTGGTGTGATATATTTAAAACTACCAGATGATATGGAAAACCATTTTAATGAAGAAACCAAAGACCATTACCCAGCCAGTGGATTGATAGAGTTCTCACATGGTGAGAAACAAGATTTTAAAAGTGATACACTGATGTTTAAACCAGCAGTAGGACAAATGTTAGTATTTCCTAATTGGTTGAAACATACAGTATATCCATTTTATTGTGAGGGTGAAAGAAGGTCAATGAGTTTTAATGCGTATTGGAAAGTAAATGATAATAATTGATATGAACCAAATAACTTTAGCTAGTGTGATGATGAATTTTCACATGACTAAGTCAGAAGAACTTGAAGAAGATATGGTAAGACATATGATACTTAATTCTATTCGTATGTATCGAACTATGTTTAAAGAAGAATACGGAGAAGTTGTACTAACTTATGACTCTAGACATTATTGGAGAAGAGAAATCTTTCCACAATATAAACAGAATCGTAAGAAGGGTAGAGAGAATGATACCAAAGATTGGGATAAGATATTTGGATTACTTAATGCTATCAAATCAGAGTTTAAAGAAATACTACCATACAAATATATAGAAGTATATGGTGCAGAGGCTGATGATATTATAGGTACATTATGTAAAGAGTATCAAGACCAAAAGGTTATGATTATATCTGGTGATAAAGACTTTATACAATTACAAAAATACAAGAATGTAAAACAGTATAGTCCTATATTAAAGAAGTATGTAAATGGACATAATCCAGATACCTATATAAAAGAACATATATTAAAAGGTGATTCATCTGATGGAGTACCTAATGTCTTATCGCCAGACCATACATTTGTAGAAGGTCTACGACAAAGACCATTAAGTAAAAAGAAAATTGAAGCATGGTTAAATAGTGAAACTGGAATGAGTGAAGAAGTGAAAAGAAATTATCAAAGAAATCATAAGTTGATTAATTTAGATAATACACCAGACGACTTACAAAAGTCAATCCTAGATACATTCAATGAAGCTCCATCAGGAGATAGAAGTAAGATATTAACTTACTTCATAGAAAACAAATTAAAAGAACTAACAGATTCAATAGGAGATTTCTAATGGCTGGTTCAACACTATTATACTCAGAGATACTTGACAAGGTTCATAAGGCAAAGACCAAAGAACAGAAAGTATTAATACTGAAACAAAACAATACAGAAGGTTTGCGTATGGTACTCAAATCCTCATTTGACCCAAAGATAGAGTGGTCAATACCAGAGGGTGAAGTTCCATTTAGAGTAAATGACGCACCTGCTGGAACAGAACATACTGTTCTTGCAATGGAATGTAAAAAACTGTGGCACTTTATTAAAGGTGCAGATAAAGGAACACCTCAACACAAGAAAGAACAAATGTTTATTCAAATGTTAGAGGGATTACACGAAAGTGAAGCAAAGTTGTTAATTGCAGCTAAAGATAAAAAGGTTCACCAAATGTATAAAGGTTTATCTACTAATGTCGTCAAGGAAGCATTTGACTGGAATGATGATTATAAAGTAGATGACCAAAACGTATACCATCAAAACTCACGAAGTGCAAGTGGGGTTGCTGGTTAATTAATGCCCCTTTAGTTAAATGGTATAACAGTTGATTTGTAATCATCAATTATTGGTTCAATTCCAGTAAGGGGCACCATGTGGGGCCATAGCTCAGTTGGGAGAGCATCTGCTTTGCAAGCAGAGGGTCGTGGGTTCGATTCCCTCTGGCTCCACCATTATATTATAGGAATAAATTATGAAATATATCTTAACAATTTTCACACTACTATTAACATTTAACTTATCATCTGGAGATATCATAGATTCAGCTGGTTACAGATTATATCACGATATGGATAACGAACATGACGGTGCAAAACTAAGACTGTATGTCGGTAAACAAACAATGCATTTTGGAAAATTCAAATTTGCATACGAAAGAAAAAGAACTGGTTCTGGTATGGAAGCTGGTACAATGTTCATAGACCAATCATTTAAATTCTAATATGTGGTGGATTAGACTGTTATGCTTTCCGTTTGTATTTTGGTTTACATATGTGATAACCATGACAGTCTGGAACACTATTAGTCCAGGCACACCTCTTAAAATTTACGATAAACATATAAGACCACTTTACTACACACCCCCAGAAATAACATACGAAGAAGAAGATGAAGACGATTGGGAAGATGATTAATCCTATATTTACTATTGACAAAACTAATACAAGTATGGTATATATAATATATAACTTGTTGAAATGGAACAAGAGTAGACAGGACTGGGGTGCGATACCCCACGCCTCCACCAATCTAGATAGTTCCGAATTAGGGGGCGAAATAGGTTCGACTGGTGCTGGAGTAAAATGGAGAGTTATGGGTTGACAGCCTTATAAGTCAAAAAAGTAAATGCAAACGATAATTTTGCATCTCAAGGTTATGCACTAGCTGCATAATCGGATAGGGTTTTGGGTGAGTTCCTAGTAACAGAATACTCACCAACTTTAACCTTTAAGGAGAAAAAGTATGTGGAAGACACCTACAATAACAGAAGTAGCAGTTGGTTTAGAAATTAATTGTTATGCTTGTGCTGAAATATAAAGTATGAGTTAATATTGTGGGGGCCTAAAAATCCCCACACATATAATGGAGATATAATGAATTTACCAACACCTAAAATAGATTTAGGAACACCCAAAGTGTTCTCACTAGAAATAGAACGAATCGCAAAAGAAAAAGAAATAACACACATGGACGCAATATTATTATATTGCAAAGATAATCAAATAGAACCAGAAAAGGTATCAAGTCTAATTACCAAAGGTCTAAAAGAGAAGATTGAAGCAAACGCAAGAGATTTAAACTTCCTACCTAAAGTTGCGAGTTTACCGATATGAGATATGAATTAAAAGTTAAAGCTGGGTCATACAAACACAACAATTTATTTTTACTATTTGTTAAAGTAATTACTCACCGATTAGGTCATTTAATCAAAGACGGAAAATACATGGACTAATGCAACCTGTTGATGTTTATATTATGTACTGTGCGTTGAAAGCACACTTTGGAAAGGGTGATTATGACTTTATTAAATATGGTGGTAAATCGTCTGCAACAAAAGATTCGTTCTGGAAGAGAACAGACAGAATATTCTTTGTTAAAATTTCAAGAAAATATAAAAGAAAAGAAGTTATACTAGATTACCTAGTTTCTAATTTTGTACATAATACAAAAGGGTGGCTAGGTGATTTTAATGATGACAATTATGTTGAATGGAAAAAAAGAACACAGAGTATGAGTTATAATTTTAAACAAGAGTTAGAACAAATAGGTGAATCAAATATACTTGGTATAAAAGATGGACAACACCCATTGTTACTCAAAGAGTATTTGGGTAAAAGAGTATCCATAGAAACACTAGTTATATTAGATGATATAAGTAACTTTACAAAAAAATGGAACAAAGAATTAAAGAATGATGTAATATGGCCTAAAGTAAAAAAACTTATAAAAGATTACAAAAAATTCTTGACATACGATAAGAAGAAGTGTACTATAATACTTAATGATTTTATTAACCAATTTTATTCGTGAGGAAAATATGAAGAATAATAGAAGTGAAAACTTTTTTGAATATAAATGTTCAAAGCAAAAAGAACGAATCAAACAACTCGAAAGAGAGTGTGCTGATTTGCAAGTTAAGAATCAAGAGTTATCAGAGAGATGTAAGAAACTTGCATCTAGAGTTCCAGAGTGGCCTAAAGGTTTTAAACCTAGAAGGAAAACTCCATTTAGGAGAGCTGGTGAAACTTCGTCAACTTGATATGGAACTATTCGGTGGGTGCAACTATTCTTGTAGTATGTGCCCACAAGGTTCTGAAAAAGGAAGAGAACCAGAGTTTAAGAAAGCTCTGAGTTGGTTGAACTTTATGAAGATTGTAGATGATGCAGTTGAACATGGAGTTGAATCAATAAGTCTTCATGGTGGTGGTGAGCCTACTTTGAATAAGTATTTTATATCTTGTATAAAGTATATTAAGAAGAAGGGTATTCAATGCACATCATTGAGTAATGGCTATAATTTAGATGACTATCTTATTGACAAGATAATAGATAGTGGGATTGATATATTTAAAATATCTGTTGTTGGTTATGATGAACAAACATATGAAAAGATGATGAGTAAGAACGCATTTAAATATGTGCGTGAGAATGTAAAGAATTTAGTAAGACAAACTAAAGGTTCTAATACTAGAGTGCAATCACAGCATCTTATATTAGACCCAAAGAAAAAAGATTACGAAGTAGAACAGTTACGAAAGAACTGGATTGACTACACAGGTATAGATGCAGAGATATGGTTGATGCACAATTGGAGTGGTACATACGAAGGTAAGTATGAAAGAAGTAAAGAAGACAGACGTGGTTGTGGTAGACCATTTCAACCTATGTTACAAGTGAGAGCTGGTGGGTTGGGTAAACATCAAGGTGCTGTTGTTGCGTGTTGTATGGTGTTAGGTAATGATGCGTCTGCAACATTAGGACACTTAGATGACCAGACAATAGAAGAAGTATATAATGGTGAGAAATATCAAGAGTTACGAAACGCACACGAAGAAGAAAGATTTGATGATATACCCTATTGCAAAGACTGTGACCAGCTGTATCATGTACCAGAAAGTTTAGTTTGGACAAATATGAAAAATAGAAAATATAAACAATCAAAAGTATTAGATAGTTTGGATATACAATGAATTTAAATTATAAAGATACACCCTTTCCATATTTCTATGGCTCACTTGATAGAGATATGTACCAATATGCACATAAACTTTGGTCAACAGATGAGAAATCAAAGTCATATAATTTATCTAAGAACCGTTCTAATATAAACATAACAGATAAGAAACTTATTAATTATCTTACAAAAGTAGGTGCAGAAGTAAAATCTTTGTCAGATAATTTTGGTATCTTTGAGAAGTATTATCCTAAACTAAAAAAGAAAATACACTGTAATGATTTAAACTTTACATACTCTGAAAATCCTGTTACAGA